TAAAAATTTGCGGCTGCTAAAAGTAGATAAGCTGCCATCGCCGACAGGGGTAAGCGGAGACGGAAGCAACTGGAGATACTGGGAATATGAAATAAAGTTCAACTTGAATTATATTCCTGCAATCTATTGCGACAATTTTCAATATTACATTACCGCCGAAGTAAACGGCGGAAAGATGACCATTCAGGTGCATGCTCCAGCGTCCGTTTCGATGACAGCAGAACAGGTACACGCCGCCGTTACATTGTATATATTTACCGATGAAATTTATTCTGATACATCGGGGGCAGGGTTGTTCATCTGGGATCCAGAAACAAGAAAACTTGTTTTTAATAGTAAAACTCCGTATCTCCGTGTTGTCGGCAGTCACATTAAATCTGAAATATCAACAAACGACGCAGCAGGACTGGCGGCTGTTATGCCGGAAACGACTTTTCCGTGTGCGAAAGTGGCGGCGATTATGTTCTCTATGCACGAATTTCAGAAAAGTACACCGCAGGTCGTAATTCATAGTTCATTAAAACTAAACTGGTTGAGTTCAAACCGTATAAAAGCACACTGGTTAGCCGATGGTGCAATTTTCAATCCTGGCGGCGATATACACATACCGGGCGGAGTATTCAGAGCAACTTGTATATTATTTGTTAATGTAACTGGTTATTAAAAAAGGGAGAGAAAAAATCATGAAAAGAAACTACATTGTAAATGGTAAAGTGTCTTATCCGCAGAACGATGGAGTTTTGACAACATTCAGTTTTCATAATCCGGAAACAGGCGAAATGCTGACGATACAGACAACGTCGCAAGAAGAAACCGACGAACTGAACTACGGAGACACGGTCACTCTTGAAATCAGAAAAGTCGAGGTATCCGAATGAGACCGCAGACATTTCAGCACCCTGAAATAAGAGATGAGAATGACAATATTATTAAGCCGGGGGCTTTCGGGAAAAACACGCCGTTTTGCACAAAGGGGAATGACGGCATTTTAGACTATATCGCAAATGATCTTGAGTACCTGTATGAAAACGGAGGCGGCGGACAGGGTATTCAAGGCCCCAAAGGAGATCCGGGTTCTAAAGGAGAACCGGGGCAAAAGGGGGTGGACGGAAAAGACGGAGTCGCTGCAACAATCAAAATCGGAACGGTAACAACAACGGCGCCGGGAACAAATGCTAAGGTCACAAATACCGGGACAGCCAACGCAGCAGTGTTTAACTTCTCAATTCCGAAAGGTGAAAAAGGAGAAAAAGGAAACACGGGGATACAAGGTCCGCCGGGGCCCACCGCGGATTTATCGCAGTATGTGAAGAAAACAGATATTTTTGATGGAAATATGATTAAATTGCCGAATGGGGCAAAGATAGGAGTAGAATAATGGACAAGCTTAAAATTATTAGACCGAACGGAGAAGAAGAAATCGCAGAATTGACGACGGATAAATCATTAGTCGGAAACAATTATCTGAAACTCGATATCGGCGGCGTGCCGCACTATGCAAAAGTCGGAGATGTTGTCGACACGCACATGTACACTTTTAATGGCGTTGACGGTAAAAAATACTACATCAAAAAGGAGATAAAAGCAGAAGAAAACGAAGAGTCTATCGAAATCACAGACAGCTATCAGTTCAACATTGCTGATGGTATTACTGTACTTAAAGTGTCGGATGGCGTAAAAGATACATACATTAAGGTGTCTCCTTATCTGTCTATTTCTGTCGAGTTCGTGTGGCTGCATGTAGGAGTTGACTATAGATGGAAACTCGTAAACGACGAAGACGATATTACAATCTGGGGAACGTCTACTCTAAGAAATAAATACATGAAAATAAGCTGGTCAAGCGAGATAAACAAGCATGAGACTGACGCGGATTTGACAGAATAAACGAGGAGACATCATGATTTTCTTTCAAAAATTAAAAAGAAAAATCCGTAGATACAACAAACCACCGTATCTGTGGGGCGGATTCGTCACCTGCGTTTTTGTCTTAGATTTGATTGATTTTGCCGAATACTTCTGCCGGACAAGTCTCAATCTTTTAGATAAATGGGAATCAAAGACAGTCGTAAGCGTTGTGCTGATGTACATCTTGTCATTTATTAACAGTTCCTATGGTATCGTGCTTAATGCATACTTCTGGTTGATTATCATTGATATCAGTACACGATGGCTCGCCATCGGATATCAATACTTAGTAGATAAAGGCATGGATCCGAACTACTTAACGACACGTGAGAAACTGTACGGTATAATTCTTGCTTTTAGCGCGAAGAGGTTAAAATCTAAGATTATGCTGTGGGGATTTTTAACAAAATTCATTCTCTTCACAATTCTTATTCTTACTGCTTCACAGATTGATACCGTTTTATCGGCAATAGAAATCCCGCTGTCGTGGCCGGTACTCAAATTCATGTTCGGGTACATCTGCTACAACGAGATACTTTCTATTTGTGAGAATTTGAGAGACGCAGGAAATCATCATATAGACAAGTTGATAACGTTGCTTGATAACAATATATTTGCAAAGCTCAAGAAATAGCCGCTAAATGGCGGTTTTTTAGATGGAGGTAATCATGACACTGCAAGAATTCAAAGCAGCGCTTTTAGACGCAAAAGAAATCATACAAGACAAGGCACGCGGGCTGGGGCGTGATGTAAAAGCGTATTGTCACTGGACTGGCGGAGATTACAACACGGACAGTGATGATTATCACATATGTATCCGCGGAGACGGGACAATAATTAACACATTACCGTTATATGTGACTCCGGAAGCAACATACCACCGAAACACGGGATCTATCGCAATCACACTGGACTGCTGCCGCGGTTATACGGCGTGGTCGCATGAAGACGTGGAGCTCGGAGACTGTCCGCCGACCGACGCGCAGATCGAATGTCTGGCGCAGGTCATCGCAGTCATCTGTGATGTAATGGAGATACCGGTAGATATACAGCATGTCATGACTCATGCCGAGGCTGCAGATAACATGGACGGTGAGTATTATCACGAACCGTACGGACCGGAAAACGGATGCGAAAGATCAGATTTGACGATCTTACACGCAGGAGAAGAGTGGATGTCCGGCGGAGACATCCTTCGCGGCAAAGCTATATTTTATATGAATCAAAGGAGTGCGTAATGTGGAAAAGAAGAAAATTATCACTATTGCTTGCGCTGTCGTTGCTGTTGTCGCCCTGCTCGTATATCTCATATTCAGCGGCACCAGCGGCAACGGAAACAGTGGTGATGCAAAGAACACAGTACGAGAGGCTCAAGACTACAGCAAGCAATCAGCAGCTGAAATTAAACGAGCTGGAGATCAAGTTAAACAAGCTGGAGAGCAACTCGACAGAAGCATCTCAAGAGTTGACCGAGCTGCAGAATCAGCTGATAGAGTGCAGAAAAGAATTGATAGAAACGCAGAAACAATTGCAGAATGCAGAAGTCTCATTGCAGACAGCAGAAGAGAACTTGATGAAGCTGAATCTATCTTTAGACAAATTGACAAAGAAAATTGATGAGTTGACGCATGACGTGAAACTTGCGAAACGGCAAAGAAATCTCTGGTCATACATCGCGGGAGCCGTGGCGACGGGCTGGTTGATAGACAAATTAAGTAATTAACGGGGCGGGAAACCGCCCTCTTTTTTTTATTGCATAATATAAAAACAATTTATAACAAACATCTTGAAAAAAGTATTGACAAATCAAATTGAATTAGATATACTATAATCAAGAAAAGGGGAAGAACCCCACGGGTTATAAAAAAGGAGGAAAACAAAATGAAATTTTATGTAGCAGAAGTACAAAATGTAAACAGCGTAAGAGAAGCGGAAGAAATTTCCGCAAAGGATTTAGCGGCAGCTAAAAGAAAAGCAAGCCGCGAACAGTTTTTCCAGGGAACGGTACTTGTTATCGGGACGGAGATAAACCAAGATGGATTCATAACGGATCCGCTGGTATATAAAGAAAATGGAAAATGGTATAACGCTTAAAAAAGGGAATGGGAAATGGACAAGAATTGGGAAAACGTAAAAATGCTGGCAAACAAACTGGAATGGTTCGAAGAAAAACACCCGGCATATGAAAGCATATTTGTAGAGTTCGATAAAAACACTGATGAGAAAAAAGAGTTTATAGAAGACAGAGAATCTATAGACAAATTAATTGAACTTTTCGGGAAAGAAGTTACCGCCGCGGCTCGGGAACTTGTAAAAATCAGGAAAGAAATCCGGAGAGCAGCAGAAATTGATGACATCCCCACTCTACTTAGAGCGATCGCAGACAGAACAGATTTAAAAAATAGATAAAGGGGGGGGATGAAAAATGGAACTTACTAAGAAAATGATAAGCAGGTTACGGGCTGTTGCTTACGAAGAATTAAGAAGAAATTACACAAAAGAAGAGTGGGATTCTGTGTTTGCAGGAGGTATAACTGTTGCGTACTTAGTACGGATGCGAGACAATAAAAACAAAGTATACAGAATTTTACAGTATGCGACACAGATGAATACTGCAAACATGGAGAGTTACGGAATTAGTGCAACAGGGAAAATAGATATACTGGGAATAATAAATCGGCAAACTAAAACACTGACACCGATAGAATCGTGGGAGGATAAAATCTAATGCTTGAAAAAGAAAGGAATAAAACGAACTGGGGCGGAAAACGACCCGGCGCTGGTGCTAAAAGAACGTTGCCGGTCGGCGCTCGTAGAAGAGCGCTATCTATGACAGACCGGGAATACGAAAAAGTGAAGGCGTATCTGCTAACATTGAGAAATAAAAAAAATGAAAATCAAGGATAAGATTAACTGCTGGACAGTAATCAGCACTGATGCACCTCCGGAACATCGATACCATTTTTTATGCCGCTGTATTTGCGGCAAAGAAAAATGGGTGAATTGCTCCGCACTACGACTCGGCAAATCAAAATCGTGCGGGTGTCAGCGTAAGCACAATCAGAAAGAATATGATCTGAAGCCGGGGGATAAAGTAGGTTACTGGACAATTATTAATAATGACGGTGATAGATTCCGCTGTCGATGCATCTGCGGCGCGGAAAGAGTTATAAAGCACAATATATTAAAAAGCGGAAGATCTTTATCTTGCGGCTGCCGACGTAGCGATCATCAAATAAAAGGACAAAAAGAAGGGCGCAAATTAGGACAAAAAATATCGCGCGAAGTACAAAAGCACGGGCTATCCGTGGCGTATGCCGGATTTGGCCGAAGAAAAAATAAAAACTCCGGAACAGGCATAACCGGAGTGTCGACATGGAAGGATAAATACCGGGCATACATCACCGTTGACCGGAAACAAATACATTTAGGAACCTTTAAAAAATTAGAGGATGCGGCAAAAGCAAGAAGAAACGCGGAAGAACGATATTTTTCAGAGCGACAGAAAAAGGTAGATAAAATAAAAAGAGAGGTACTGCAAAAAGAGCGAGAGTGATAGCGCTCTTTTTAATCTGCCCCCCGTTCTGTCAAAAATTCGTCAAAAATCGGAGAAATATACTGAAACATTTTGAAATAAAACACGAGACCATAAATACCAAAAATATAGTAATTATCAGCGATTGAAACACTTTGAATTACTCTGAAATACAGCTACTATATTATCTTGAAAAGTGCAGGATCATGCAGAAGGATGGACGTATTGTTTATTTGACGGAGACGAAAAAAGAGAAC